TAAAATTCTTGAGCAATACAAGAGAGATTCCGGCAATATGGTCCGGAGAAGGCACTATTTTGAAGATGAGAGCACATCAGATGCTGTTGAACAGTATTCTGGTGATATCAATATCTATAACGGCGTAAACTTCCGTTCTGGATATCTGCCCTACATTTTTCAAAGTCAGGCGCCCTTCGCAGACATCTCCCAGAGCCAAACTTACTCTCGTAAGGTTTGGTTTAGTGGTGCCTTTACATATTTTCTTGAAGAAGGAAGTGATTTCTCCTCCAAAATGCAAAGGTATGAGCAGCTCGCAAACGTGCTGCTCGGGACTAGGATTACTCCTAGTACCATTTGGGAGTTGACTCCATGGAGTTGGCTAGTTGACTGGTGGTTGGATGTTGGTACTTTTATCAACAATGCAACCACTTTTAGTCAAGATAGTCTCGTGATGCGTTATGGGTATTTGATGTGTGAAGAAGTTCACAGAACAAATCTCATATATGACAATATCCGTCTTTATGACGGTAAGTCAGTGAAGTCTACTGTTTCTCAGGTAGTTAATACCCGAAAACGTAGGCTCCGCGCCACGCCTTATGGATTTGGCATTACACTGATAGCCTTTCGGATAGCCAGTGGGCCATATTGGCAGCTCTTGGTCTTACCAGAGCTCCAAGAACCTTGAGATAGGTTCGTGAAGATAGGTAACGGCATCCGTCGTTGCTTTAGTATCGTCGTGAGACGTCACTAGTCAAGGAGAATGCCATGGCATTTGCAGATCCCCAGTCAGTTACTATTGGTTCGACCGCGAATGCGCTTCCGCGCACTTCGTCGGGTACCGACGCAGGAGCTTTCACTTCTGCTGATGGTACCGTTGGCCTCGTCGTTTCGCATGCCTATGGCAAGCGTACTCGTCGGACCGCTCGAGTCAATTTTTCGAAGGTTGCGCCTGACCCCTTTACTGGAGTCAACACGCAGTTTTCGATGTCCGCCTACGTCGTGATTGATGTTCCTGTCAATGGTTTCACCATTGCGGAGCAGAAGCAGGTCGTCGACGGTCTCACCGCGTACCTGAGCGCGAGCTCTGGTGCACGTGTCACCCAGCTTCTGGGTGGTGAGAACTAAGCCTTGGATGCGCTTAGTTTTGTGCTGGGAGTGCTTGTTTCAGCAGTGGGTATCGTTATTGCTTTGGTAGGACGAATCCTGCCTAGCAATTTCTACGATAACTCACGTAGGAACAGACACTAGTTTTACGTCTGCTGAGAATTTAATGTTCATGGCTAAGGAAAATTAACCTCTGTTAGGAGGCAGTTTTGAAAAGCCCGATTATTTCTCTCTTGCAAGAGCTGCTCGAAGAATTGAGCAGTTGGTGCCACACTAGTGCCGACTTCGATCTAAAAACGATCGAAGCCCGTGTTGAAAATGAAGGGATGTCGTTCTTAACGATAACCCTTCCTGCCTTTGCGGTAGACTTCCAAAAAAGTCTAGATGCTGGGCAGGTTGATCACGACCTTTTTGCTGGTTTCAGCTTTAAAGGCAGGCTCCCCCGATTCCTCGGAGGTTTCTTTGATCTCATTTTCGACCGAACTAGTGGTCGATTGCGTGATGAACCATCAATTCCGGCTATATTTGCCATTCGCCAAATAACTATGGCTTGTGGTAAAATAGAGCTTGAGTGCTCACCCGAGAGGGTGAAGGCAGCTTATGATGGCTATTTCACGTGTGAGCAGGATGTTAAATCTGCCGACAAGCGCTTCGTCCTTAGAAAGGATGAGTTTCAGCGCATCGGCAGAATGCTTTTCGCAGGTCTCTATTCCCAGGTAGACCGAATGGTCTATTCTGGAGAGATCCTGCCGAAGCATGGGCCTGGGGCTACCGCTGATAAAAAGATGGGAAACCAGAAATTTTATCAGAGCGAGTGGCCTCAAAGGCTGGATTGGGTCTTCCCTCATGGGGATTATCTCTTTCCAAATTATCGTCATTATGACGGTGATTCCGTTAACATCCTCGAACCCGGACTCGAAAGGCCTTCACGGCTTGTCGATGTTCCTAAAACGCTCAAAACACCACGATTGATTGCTATCGAGCCCACTGCTATGCAATACGTACAGCAGGGGATACTCGAGCAATTGACCGAAGCTATAGATGGGGATCACATCCTATCGAAGCTTATTGGATACTCAAGCCAAATCCCTAATCAGGACGCGGCTCGGCTCGGTTCCATCACTGGAGACCTTGCGACGCTCGATTTGAGCGAAGCATCCGATCGTGTTTCGAATCAACATGTACTTGCTCTATTGGCGAACCACCCCCACCTTTCGGAGGGAGTGCAAGCTTGTAGATCGAGGAAGGTTGATATACAAGGCAAGGTGATTAGACTTGCCAAGTTTGCGTCGATGGGTTCAGCTCTTTGCTTTCCTTTTGAAGCCATGGTATTTATTACCATCATCTTCTTGGGGATTGAAAAAGAGCTCAATCGACCCCTGACCAGACATGATATCCGCAAATTTGCGGAGTCTGGTGAGGTACGTACGTACGGAGACGATATTATCGTCCCTGTACGCTTTGTGTCTTCCGTTGTGAGTGCTCTTGAAGATTTTGGTCTAAAAGTTAACACTCGCAAATCTTATTGGACTGGAAAGTTCCGTGAGAGCTGCGGTAAGGACTTCTACGACGGGCACGATATTACTGTGACCCGTATTCGTCAGATGATCCCTACACAACGGAAGGATGTTCAGGAGATTATTTCAACTGTTTCTCTTCGGAATCAGCTCTATCGAGCTGGTCTTCGAGAGACATCAGGTTTCCTAGATAGCGTGATCGAGAATTTAATTCCCTTTCCTGTTGTCGAGGAAACATCTCCTCTGCTTGGCAAATGGAACGACGAAGGTTATACACCTGAGAAGTTTCATCCAACCCTGCACACCCCACTTGTGAGGGGTGTAATGGTGAAGAGTGATATTCCACAGAATTCTGTGGATGACCACTTTGCTTTGCTTAAGAGTTTTCTTAAACGCGGCGAATTGCCTTTCGCTGACAGAAGACATCTTGAACGTTCTGGACGTCCTAGTCGCG